GTACCAGCAGAAATATTACTCGAGAAGGTGGCCAAATTGGCTGCACCAGTAAAGGTCACTGCGTACACTTCAATGCTACAAGTAGTGCCATTGTGAACAGCAATTACTTCTGCGGCCTGATATTCACCTCCGCCTTCGTCGCTGAGTTGAACAAAGAACTTGCCACTTCTATATGTTGCTATTGGGAATCCATATACAGCATCTGTTCCACTAGGAGCAACATACTTGCCTCTTATATCATCAGTTACATGTTCTGCGTTTGTGGTAAACGTAGAATTAGAAAATAACGTAGTGAAATGACCTGGTCTAGCTACATTACCGCCAATTACTGTGTCATCAAGACTACCACTGCTAACTGTTGCACCTGTAATAGATCCGCCGCTGAGATTAATATTGCTGCCAAAGAAATAATCTACACGATTGTTAGGACTTCCAATATTACTAGAAGTTACAGGATAAAAATCTCCATGTGTATCTATTCTCCAATTTTCGACGCTACCTAAACTGACATTACCAGTGTAAAATCTCAATGCTGTGTCGTCTGTTACAAACTGATTGAATCCATTGGTTGACGCGATCCCAGTTACCGTTTGCGTTGTGCTCAAAACTCTGGTGTCTACAATGTCACCAATTGACGGCGCTTCAGTAAATGTAACTACATTTCCGCTTACACTATAAGCAGTTGTAGGGATCTGTAATACACCATTGATAGATACCAATGTACCGCTTGTTGTTGAATTAGACGTTAAATAAAACTGGGTATTTGACCCATCAACGTTTCCATTGATATCTCCGCTGGAATTTGAGAAAGTTCTACTTGTAATTACTGTAAATGTACTGCCAGTTGTGTTCCATTGTCCATCACCGTAAAACTCTAAGGCATTTGTGGTGCTGTTAAAACGAATCATTCCGTCTACATCAGTAAAGCCAACGGATCCTGGTCTTTGAGCTGATGTGCCCACTGGTATTAACAATGCATCTGTACTGCTTACCACCAACTTTGCGCCTTGTACAATGTTTCCAGTTGTGACATTACCGCCAATGCTGACTTGATCGTAAGTGGCATCTGCTGCAATATAGACTAAACTTCTTTCGTTGACACCTCTGACGATGGTATCGTGTGTGGTCCTATTGCCATTGATAACGGCACCTTGACCAATGTAAACATTACCGTTGATTGCTGCGCCACCTGTGCCAGTAATAACCAACGCACCAGTTGTGTTTGCAGTACCGGCTGCGGCTGTGTAAACTGTGGTATTTCCAGAACTGATAACAATATTACCTGTTGCCAAAGTTAAATTACCAGTGGCTGCTAAGGCTGTAAATGTGCCAGCAGCTGGTGTAGCATTACCAATAATTGTATTGTTAAGTGAAACAGCAGTTAAAGTTGTAAAAGCTCCGGTAGCAGCAGTGTTTGCTCCAATTGGATAATTGTCAGCAAAGCCGCCTGTAATTGTTGCGTTTGCAGTGCTGAAGTTGGTTATTAGACTGGTTGTTATATAGGCATTGGTTAATGCACTTATATAACCACCGCTGACAACAATGTTTCCGCTACTGAAGTTGGTGGCAATCAATGTGGTTACATTGCCGTTAGTAGCATTTACAGTGGTTCCTGTTAGAGTTTGTCCGTCTACTGTGGTAAACACGCCCGAACTAGGAGTAACTGCACCAATTGGAATATTGTTGATACCGCTTGTACCAGTACCACCTCTAATCCAAACTGGTCCTGTAGTAGCTGCCCACAAACTGGTTGCTGCTCTAAAATTGGATGCATAAACGTTGGCTGCGTTGGTAGCACCAATTGACATGTTATCAATTGTACCAACATTTAACGGATTGATTGTGACCAATGCCGGAGCCGACTGCGGACTCAAGTAAACATTGGCAGTCACGTTTAATGCTGCTAGTTTGGCAGCAGTGCTTGCTTCAATTGTGGTAAAGTATCCCGGCGCTGCTGTGTTTGCACCAATTGGGAAGTTGTCTGCATAACCACCTGTGACTACTGCATTGGCTGTGCTGAAGTTAGTTGCCACCAAAGTAGTCGCGTTCGCATTTGTAGTGTTTAGATCTGTAGTGGTAGTAGTACCGGCTGTTATAGCAGTAATATTACCTGAGCTAATGTTAGCAGTGGTAACCAACAATGTTGGTATATTTAAATTCTTGTTAAAGTTCCAACTATCATCACTGTTAGTGTAAGTTAAAGTGGCATTGGCACCTGCTACAGTTAAACCGGCACCATCAGCTTGAGCGCCAGATGTAGCATTGGCTGCTATAGTGATATTTTTATCTTCTACATTTAAATTTTCTGTATTTAGAATAGTTGTGTTACCAACAACAGTTAAGTTGCCTGATATTGTTACATTGCCACCAACATTTAAATTGGCACCAATACCTACACCACCAGTAACAACCAGCGCACCAGTTGTGGTATTGTCGCTTTCAGTGGCACTGGTAACTTGTAAATTACCTGTGCTAAAATTTGCGGCATATAATGTTGTTACATTGCCATTGGTTGCATTTAAAGTTGCCCCAGTGATTGTATATGCTGTTACATTGGTTGCGTTAGCAGTTGTAAAATTGCCAGTGCTGGCAGTGTTTGGTCCTATAGGTGTTGCGTCAATGTAGCCGCCGGTGATGCGACTGTTTCCTGAACTAAAATTAGTTGCAACCAGTGTAGTTACGTCAACATTACTGCTAGTAAGATTGGTTATAGAGGCATCAATTACATTAGCATTGATCATCGTAGCTATATAACCGCCTGATATAGTTACATATGATGCAACTAAATTACCTGTGCCAATATTAGACAATGATGCATCTGCAGCTATTAATGTTGTAAACGATCCGGTGCTAGCTGTTGAATTTCCAATTGGCGTGTTATTAATTGCAGCAAAGTTAGCAAGTGCATTTGTAGCACTCAGTGTTGATCCACCTAGATAAAAATTACCGCCTACTCCAGCACCACCATCTACAATTAACGCACCAGACGTAGTTGATGAGCTTGCTGTGGAGGTGTTGACTCTTAATCCTGAATTGGTTACTGTGGCCCTTACATTCGCAGCACCATATTCTCCAACATGAAGTTTAATCGCCGAACCTTCAGTGTGCGAAAGGATTACCAAGTTACCTGTAGCTAGGGCCGAATGATGAATTAAATAACCGTCATTTGGATAAAATCCAGGGAAGGTAGGATTGTTGTATGTACTGGAATCTATACCAAGATTAATGTACCCATCAGTATCGTTACCATTATCTGCTGTTAATACAAGGTCTGTTGATGCATTAGAACCGCTGTTAATGTTTTGGAAGTTGACTTGTGCATATGTGTCAACATTTCCACTCATTTGTAACACAGTTGTAGGAAGTGCAGTGTAAGTAGTTGTACCTGCATATAACGCACCAATGCCGCCAGCATTACCAAAGAATACACCAGTGTTGGAGAATGTTCCACCAACTGGTACATTTATATTTCCGCTTAACTGAATATTGCCTGCTACAATGTTACCAGCAAATGTGCTTGGTCCTTGTACCCATAGATCCCCTGTTATCCCAACACCACCGCCACCGGGAACAACAATAGCACCAGTGGTATAATTTGTTGCGTTTTGACCTGACGCTGCTACAATATTACCTGTTGAGGTCAGTCCATTTACATTAGTATTAGTTACATTTAGAGTAGTAATTGTAGCTGTCTGTGCAGTTACCGCATTTGAAACTGTAAGATTACCAACAATCATGTTGGCCTGGAATGCTCTGTTGATAGTGCCAGCTGTGGTGCCTGTTTCTGTAGTCAGAACAACAATGAACGCACCATCAGATTCTGACCAAACTAGTGCTGCATTAACGCCACCATAATTACCTAATGTCCCAAGGGCACGATTGAATAATATACCTACATCATACGCAGGAACACCTACATAGCCGTTATTGAGAGTAATAAGGCTGTCAGAAACTAATGTATCAATCGAGTTAATAGTAGTAGTATTACCTGAAACATTAAGATTTCCGGTAATACTAACGTTAGAATTAAGGGTTAGATTTGCATTAAATAAACTACCTACCAGTGTGCCCGGGGCAATTTTTTGAAAGGTAATTGTGCTATCAGTAATCTGATTGTTCTTAATTCTAGTGACGGCCATCACTTATCTCCAATTTAGTGTATTTACCAAAATTGTAAATATTAAAATTGGGTTGAGAAATTCAAATTATAAAATAAGTTTTTTGCAGTCTCATCTGAGCAGATGAGCTGGCGGTAGCGTAAACTTGAACAAGCGATCCGCTTATGTTTGCTGTAATTGTTGCCAGTGTAGACCCAGTTATAGCCCTGTTTACGTTACTAACTGACACTGTGGTGTCAAATTGAGTTACAGCAAATTCAGCAAATTCTGCTGCTCCTGAATCTGCTGTAGTACTGGCTAGGTATTTGACGCTCCTGTATACGGTTTTATTGAAACTATCAATTAAAACTGCTCCAGTTGATAAAGCAATATTTCCTGCATTAATTTCTTGTGCATTTTCTGCGGTAACTGTACCAGCGGCCAAATACCTTACTGAAATAATATCTGTGACTAATGGTATTTCAGCAAATGTAATTGTAGTACCTGCAACAGTGTATGCGGTACCAGGAGCCTGTAGTGTACCGTTGATGCTGACAATAATACCTTCAGGAGTTGATGAATAATCTAAGGTATAGCTAATGTTGACGCCGTCGGGCGAAATAGTTTGATTATTAATTTGGCTTAATAAACTTATCCACGTTGATCCGTTATATACTTCAATTGAGTTAGTAGAATTATTCCAACGTATTGCGCCAGCATAAGCACTAGGTTGTTGACCAGTGGTACCCGATGGCAATTGTAGGGCGCTGGTTCCATTGATAACCACAACGGCATTACTATTACTCAACAATGGTGAAAGTACAAGGTTACCAGTCAAGCTTGACACAGTAATATTTTCAATTTTAATATTACCTAAATTTGCCGCGATAATATTTGCAGTTGTAATATTAGCACTAACAATCCCAGAAATACTTCCACCTGTAATCAAAGCGTTTGCAGTGCTTAAATTATTAAACACAGAGGTGGTGGCTGATAAGTTTGCTAATCCTGACACATAGCCACCAGTTATCACTGCATTGCCAGTTGATAAATTAGTAGAATACGCGGTCGTTAAATTTGCCGTTGTAGAATTTAATTCTGTTGCATACCAAGATGCTGTGTTACCAGTTGCGATAGTGGCATTAGACAAATTATCTATATATCCGCCATTTATAACTGCATTACCAGTACTAAAGTTTGTTATATTTGAAGTTGTAATGTAGGCGTTTGTTAAAGCTGAAACATATCCGCCAGAGATTACTGCGTTACCGGTACTAAAATTAGTTGCATAAGCTGTAGTTAAGTTTGCGTTAGTTGAATTTACAGTTGCGGCATAAAGACTACCAAAATTACCTGTAGTAACAGTGGCATTAGTTAGCATAGAAATATAGCCGCCGGATATCACTGCATTGGCTGTATTCAATGATCCAAAATAAGCAGTGTCAGTGACACCAATATTTCCAAAAATACTAGTACCACCAGTGTTGGATATGTTACCGCTAAAATTATTTGCAAATAAATTACCAGCGTACAAATTGCCTGTAATACCTGCACCACCTATGACATTAAAGGCTCCTGTGTTTACATCCGAGGCCTGAGCGCCTGATGCTGCTACTAGGTTTCCAAAAATTTTAGTTATGCCTGATACATTGGCGGTGCCAGAGACTGTGAAAGTATCAACTACAGAATTGGTATTGACACCAAATCTGAAGTTGGTAAAATCCATATAGGTCAGCGGCTTACCGTTTGTGGTAAACGCAAGATCAACACTTTGTCTATCTAGGTCACTAAAAAGAAGAGCGCCGCTTATTCTGCCTATAGCCACGGCTGCTCCTTATGCAGCATCAGTGCTGTTGAGATTGTGTACTACAACAATTTTGTTAGGGTTAACACCTGGTGCTGGCGGCGGGCTGGTGAATGTGATCGATGTTGTGCCGTTTACGGTATAGTTGATATTGGGTTGTTGGTATACTCCACCAATTTGAACCAAAATTGCATTTGCGTCTGATTCGACTTGAGTCATTGTGAAAACAGTTTGTACAGCATCACCTGTAAACTCGTCTACATTGATGTTAACACTACCAATTTTGGCAACCTGATTCCATACTCCGGCAAAATACAATTCAACTCTATTATTGCTGGTATTAAATCTAATTTGTCCGTTTTGCGGTACATCAGGACCAATACTGTTGCTTCCTAATGGCAATTGAATAGCGTAGCTACCGCCTACAAGCTGAGTGTTTTTAAGATAACGTCCCATTCGTTATACACCTATAGTGCTTACAGAAGCCACAATGCTATTTCCAACATTGGCATTGGCTCGCAATGTGTCACCATTGCCTAAAACTAGTTTTTCCCAATCAACAATGTATGTATCACCTGCAGTAATCACTTTGTTTTTGTAAACAATATTATTTGCGTTGGCAACAAAACCAGCTGGTACCAAATGTAATGTAAAAGCAGTGGCCGCAGTGTTGGTGTTGCAAAAATACATAGTAGTCACCGCCACACCGCCTAAGCCGGTTGACGCTAATACATTGGCTGCTGCCTGTCCTGAATCTACTAGTACGGTATTGTGTATTGCCATTTTTTGTCCTTATAATACTAACGCATAAACTTGTGCTGAAGTAACTGCGGTTGTAGATCCAGTTTGGATAGCCTCATATGTGCTACCATCCTCGGTTAATACCCATTTGCCCAATGTCTCGTTCCATAGTAGAGCAACATTAGCAAAAGACCCTCTATCTACATTCAATCCTGCTGTTACAAGAGTAACACCCGGGCCAGTTTCACCTGCGTTGACTGTAATAATGTTATCTGTGATATTTAAATCAGTTTTAGTAATTGCTGTAGCGTTTCCACCAACATAAAGGTTTCCTTGTACGTACACAGTGTGTGTACTCAAAGTAATGTTCGCATTTGCCTTAATCTTGTTGGTAATTAGGTAATCGTCGTTAAGACTTTTTACTACTGGCATTTTAGATATCCTTATTCAGTGTATTTATGCATACATAAATTTGAATTACCTAATAAAAAACCCGCCGAAGCGGGTTTTAATTTTGATGTTTTATGTATCAATGAGTAAAAACATTAGCAAAACCACTTGTGCCACTAGTGGCTACATAATCGCTACCACGATATTTGTAACGTACATCGCTTTGGTCCCATACGTACTTGTTACTAATACGACTTACATAAAAAGCTGTGTTGCTAGTGTTGTATCCGGCAATTGAGCAAGTACTTGCTGTGCTGCCTGGAGTCCCATTGGCTGCATCAGCTCCTGCAGCTAGGGTACAAATTGTAGCACTGGCGTTAGCGTGAGTATGATTTTCAACTGCGCCTACTGCATTTGCAACAAAGAAAGTGGTTGCACCTTTCTGTGCAATAATATAAGCATTGCTATGTAAAATGCCTGAACTATCTCTAAACTGTACTTTGACTGTTTTTACACCAGTAGATGTAATCCACTGTGGACGTCCGCCAGTACTACCAATTGTACTACCACTTACTGGTGGATTGAAAACTTCCTGGTCGACTAAAGTTCCGTCGGCTCTTTTGTGACTGATTTTTAAACCTCTTGCCATTTTTATTTCTCCTTTAAATTGGCGTTCTAGGCCTACGCGGTTGGCTCCGCAATAAGTTCTTATGAACATCAATATTTATTGTACCCAACAAAAAACCGCCTTGCGGCGGTTTAATGTTTCCCATCCCGAGTGGAAAATTACTGGAACGATAGGTTAGAAACAGCAATCTCACCTAGGTAGTCAGCTGCGTTACCGAACGATGATGCTGTGTTTGTCAACTCAACATAACCGTAACGTGTCATAAAGCCTACTACTGGTTCGAATGTGCTTGGATCTAGAACAACGCCAGAGCTCATTAGAGGAATATATGGGCAGTAGAACGCGGCTGCATCAGCCTCGCTTGAACCCTTATAACCAACTAGAACTGCTTGGCTATCGTTTGCATAGCTGTCAACATAGATACGCATTGCACCGTTTAGTGTACCAACAAACTTGGTGTTGGTTGGTGCTTCAAATGTACCTTCAGTTGTACGAGCAAATGCTGAAGTTGTTGCGCTCTGTAACACAGTTAGAGCTGCTGGACTTACAACTGCCCAGTTACCAGCGCCACGACGTGTACGTGAAGCGATTAGGTTTGCTGTACGGTTGATTAGAACAGCTAGTGCAGCGTGTTCGTCACCAACGAAAGTAGCAGTACCACTTACAGTTGCTTGGTCAAATGTAAACTCAGTTGCTGCCAAGCTACGTAGTGAACCTAGGATCTCTTGGTCAATTTCAACTGTGATTTCTTGTGCAAGAGCTGCCATGATTTCTGCTTCGATGTCCAAACCATGCATGGCTTGTGCATCTTGTGCAGCTTCAAATGTCCAGCGAGCACTTAGCTTACGTGTCTTCGCTTCAACAACTTGCTTCAAGATTTGTACATTGATACGGTTACCAGGTACGCCTTCTAGAGTAGAAGTTGTAGCTGCCTTACCAGTTGTAGCTGTACCACCTGGGGTCAAACCAGAGTAAGCAACAGCGATCTTGAATGGGCTTAGTGCTTCATCACCAGCTGTGGTACCAGTAGCATATGGGCTAGCGGTGTCAGTGGTGTTGTCTGCATAACGAACACGTAGAGTGTGGATCTGTGCAACAGGTCCAGTCATTGGCTGAACACCAACGATTTCGTTTGCAATAACTGTTGGCATAACACGACGAATCACTGGTAGAATGACTCGATTTAGTGTTGCAACGTTTGAAGCGGCTGTAGCACCAGCTGTAGCTGCTTCCATCAAGTGCTTGCGAGTGTTTTCTAGAACTACACCCATTGTGGTTCTTTTAGAACCGTTTAAGCCTTCTAACAGAGCGTCTTTAGTTTCGCCCCAACGGCTTTCTAGTAATGCTTGTGTCATTTTTATTCCTTTTCTCCTATTTAGGGTTTACTTTAGCCCTGCTAAACGCTTGATCTCAAAAACGTTATGAACATTTTCTTCAATTACAGGTGTATTAGCAGATTTATCACCAGTTACTTCTACACGGCTTTCTGCCAACATAGCCTTAGGCTGTGCAGCAGGTTTAGCTGAGTTGTTTAGAACAGCTGGTAGATACTTTTCGTATGCACTCTGCAACTTAGCAGTTTGCACACTTTCAAGAAGTTCGCTCATGACTACAGCTTTCTCCTTGTTTAAAGGTTTCAATAGATTAGCAAGAATTTCCTTGCGCTCTGTTGATTCTTTAATAATCTTAATTTCTTTGTCTTTTGATTCAACAATCATTGCAGCCTGTTCAGCAACTTGTTTAGCTTCCGCTAGGGCTTGCTCTTTGGCAGCAACAACAGCTTGTAGCTTGCGAATTTCTTTGTTCTCATTTAAGTGAGTAACAGCAAATTCACTTGCAAAAGCTTCAAAGATTTGACGGCCAAACATGTTCTCACGAGCAAGTTGGATATCTTCTTTGAGTTGAGTCATTTCTGACTCTAGTTTCTTGGTAATTGATTCCTTAACTAGTTCTGCAGATCTAGCAATGAAATTCTGTTGTAGTTCAGCAAGTTTGTCTTTGGCACCAGCGATTAGACGAACCTTTGTCTCAACCACTGCTTGCTTGTCTTGCTCAAATTCTTGAATTTCTTCTGCTAGTGACTTGATCACAAATGATTCTAGCTTACTAATGCTATTTTCATACTGCTTGCGATCTTCACGTAGTTCGCGGATTTCTTCGGCCAGTTTGCCAACCATAAAATCGTTAAACTTAGTGCTGCTTTCCATCATGTGAACTTTAAACTTCGCACGATCTTCTGCTAGAGCTTGTTTCTCTGCTGCGAACTCTTCGAGTTCGTTTTGTAGAGATTCAGTTACCATTTTGTCTAGAGCTTCAACCATAACTTGCTTGTCATGTTGGTAGCGTTGAGCGAATTCTTCACGAAGTTCTGCACGAACACTTTCACGAGCTTCAAGAAGTTTTGCTTCCCATGCTTCGCTAATTGCTTGGCGAGTATCTTCGTTTATGATGCCGCTGTCTACCAATGGTTTGATAGCATCTAATAACATCAGGTTTCTCCTATTTTAACTTAAGGTCATTGATAAGGCGTGTAATGCCTTCTTTCAGGTACTTCTGTACTCTTTGATCTTGTGTGGCATCACGAGCCACTTCTAACACTCGGTGTCCATGCCGCATATTCATCAAGCCCTCATAGATTGCTTTGGGATATGCATGTGGAGCCGAAGGCTGTGCTACAATGTCAACGGTAATGATGTCAAAACCGCTTACATGTCCTGTACTTTCATTTACTTCGCCTGATCCACGGCTACTAACACCCAACTTAACACCTGAAGTTAACATAGCTTCAACCAGTTTACCCATTGGTGTTGGTAGGATTTTAAGTTTACCGTGACCACAAGGACCGTCCATCCACATACCTTCAATCATATGCGACACACGATCCAAATTAATCTTTAGGTCATCAGGGTGATCAACTTCACCAAGAACACTGTGTCCGCTCTTGATTTGTTCGTTGACCTGTGTTACGGCTTTTTCAATTTCAGAAACGGGATAAACACGTTGGTTGGCGTTCTTAACACCGCCCTCGATGAATATCCCTTTCATATAAAGATTCTTACCTTGACCGTTTGTAGAATCTTCGGACAAGACTTCTATCTGCGCACGGTCAAAAGTAAGATCTTCTTTTAGGTACAAAGCCATATTATTGCCCTAATTATTTGCCACCTTGTTCAATACTTGTTTTGTTAACAGGTACGGAACCATCGGTAGTTTGTCCTTCGCCTGCTTTTGCTTTCTCTTTGTTTGAGAAAGTTTTGCCTGCTTTTGCTCCTGGTACATTTTCAAACTTACCAGCGTGTGGTAGATCTTTTGTTGTACCTTTCTTCGGTGCACTTGTGCCGTCTGGTGCGCTTTCGCTAGAACCTTGAACCAAGTTCTTAGCTGTACCGCCCATGTCGTTCTTTCCTGCTACTGTAGATTGTGTGTTTACATTAGCATGATCGCCGCCTGCACTGGTACCTGCTGGCTGACCTTCGGTGTTGCTAGGTGAGCTAATTTTTTCTACGTATTCACGCATTAAATCTACTGCGGTTTTTTGTAGTGGACGACGCTGAGTTGACTCAACTACTGCTTCGGTCATTTCTTCGTCTTCGTCTTCGTCTTCTTCGTCATCATGTTTGGCTTCGTACATTTCGTTGTCATCTTTACGATCCATGTCCATGTCGTCCATGTCATCACCGCCCATGTCATCCATGTCCATTTCCATGTCGTCGCCTTCGTCGCCCATTAGCTGTTCAAATTCAGCTTTTAGAGCTTCTAGCTCGCTCTCAAGATCCATGACTTTTTGCTCTAGATCTTGTTCGCCTTCGTCGCCCATGTCCATAGCATCATCATCGCCCATGTCGCCCATGTCTAACTCGCCGTTGTCTTCGTCGTCGCCCTCGCCGATACCGTCGGTTTCGTCCATGGCGATTTCGTCTACCATAGATTCAACTTGATCGCCACCAACTGCTTCTTCGGCGTACTCTTCGTCCATCAAGCTTTCGTAAATGTCACGTGATTTTTCAACCACGATTTCGTGAAACAACGCACGAGCTTTATCTTCCTCGTCGTTGATAATGTGTTCAATTAGCTGTTCATATTTGTTCATTAGGAACTCCTTATAATAATATGGCTGTATTTTATTTACTAAAATACCTAGATAATGGGGTTAAATGGTGTTTTTTTGAAGGATTTAGACGGACTATACCGGTCCTGGCATAGCTACAGGTGGCTTGTACTGTTTTGATACTTTTTCTAGCTTTTTTTCGTGTTCAACTTTTCTTACATCGTTTGCCATTCTCAGGCGACTTAGATCGGCTAGAGTTAGTCTAGTTTTGCGTAGGTCTGACAATTTTAGAGGGGTATTGTCTAGTCCTGGACTTTCATATCCTGGTTTGGCTGGTTCAAATAATTCGGTTACGATCATAATACTATTTACTCAAACCAGTTAAATTGTGGCGCCAGCAGGTGCTGCTTGTGCAGGTGCACCAACCGGGCCTGCGCCCATTGGTGCTGCTGCCCCTCCAGGTGCTCCTGCTTGACCTTCGGGCGGTGCTTCTGCGGGTGGTGCAACATTTTCCAAATCACCGGCTATGCCGCCTGGGCTGATACCTACACTTCTCAAGTTGGGATCATCAACAGGTGCTATTTCTACATCACCTTGTTCTTCGGCCCACATAGTTTCGTTTTCACTCATTTCTTGTTCACTCATGCCCAAGTAACGCTTCATTAGGAATCGTTTACTGAAGTAAGGATATGATTCCAGTTGAGTAAAAGTGGCAATCCGTGCGCTGTCTACATCAGCCTGACGATACTGTGCAAAGTTCTGCGGAGGTTCAAAGATCAATTCAAACAATTGGCTGTCAATATTAACACCGCGCCAGCGCATGAATAGCTTGAACTCTTGATCTAGTGTTTCAATTATTGCATTCTGCAAGCGTTGGCAATATTGATTGAAACGCCATTCTTGAATCAGGGCGGTGCCCACACGTCCATCATTGTATGACTGTGTACTGTCTTCTACTGCCACAGGCAAGTAACTGCTAGGAATCCGCAAACCGCGGAACAATTTGTTAGTAAAGTAGCGTAAGTCAGTGATTTCACCAAGGTTACTTGCACCTGCAAGAGTATCTACACTGCTTCCACGTTGATCACTGGTTACTGGAAAGAAGTAGTCTTCCATTTGTGCCAATGGATTGTATGTGGCATCCATCATGTTAGCACCACCACCGGTCTGTGTAGGAATTCTACGTTGACTGATTTCGTTTTTGATACGTTCTACATAAGCCATGGCCATGTGACTTGGCATGTTGCCTACATCAATTTTGAATACTCTGCGTTCTGGAGCTCGTTGCACACGATAGATGATAATAGCATCTTCCAGCAGTTCTTTTTGTTTGAACACTTTAAAAACATTTTCTAATACGCTGGTACCAAATGGCCAATACACATCTAGGCCTTCTGTAAGGCTGAGATGCACAATGTGTTCGGCATTGATAGCTGCTTCATTTTGAGCACGGGTAAATCTACCACCACCACCCAATGGTACGTTAGGCTGCACATAACTGCCGCTGGGACCACCTACCTGTGGATGATTCATGTATTGATCGCTGGTAGTTACTGCTGTAACAGTCAAGTTTTCAAAATTGGGATTGACATCTTTAAGAATGTACTGTTCGGGTTTTTTACCTTCACTTTCATTGACAATAACCTTGACTACCTTGCTCATTTCTACCCAGAATAATTTAAAGTTTTCTGGATCTCTAACAAACACTTGATCACCGTATTTGATAGTATTTCTTACTATCTTGAATATTCTGCTGTTAAATTCGTTTAACTTGACCCATTGTTGTAGCTGTTCTTTGATAATTTTTACTTCATTATCAGTGGGATTATCTTTGAATTTAATATCAAATGGCGAATTATTGGCTTCGTTTTTCTGTGTCATAAACTCAGAAAGAATATCTAACGCAGCATTAATTTCTGAATCCATGTCCATTTGTTCGTATTGATTGTAACGCTCAATACGATTAGGATGTCCAATATAAACGTCCGGCAGATTGCTTTGATAGTTTCTATAGCCTGGATCTGGCATGCGACCGCTGCCAATTGGACTGATGTTACTAGGAAGATTGCTAGATTTAAAATACTTACGCCAAGTCATATGTTATCTCAATGAGTACTATATTTATTGCGTTAAGATAACTCATTGGCCATTCTTCTAGTGTTGTCTGCTGTCTCTTTAAACTGTTCTAGCATGTCTTCAAATACAGATTTATCACGCATTGCCTGTAACAATTCATCAAGTTTACCTTCGGTTTTTTGATTCTGTGCTGCAAGTTGATTGGTAATTCCTGTCATTGATGCTGTAACTGTGTCCACAATTTGATTTACTTCTTCGGGTGCAGTTGACCCTGCTCGTCCAGCAGCACCGTCTAACATTTGTTTTGGATCTGGAATACTTAATTCACTTAAAAAATCAAGAGCTTGTTTGGGAAAAATTGCTTCTGTACCATGGAATTCAACAAGTTTGGTGTATCCAGTACTAGGCCCGGACACTATACCGCCTTTGGCAAATCCTAATTTTTCAGCCACTGCTTTACCTAATCTTGTTACTACACCTCCTAAGTCTTTGGCCGCTTCTTTTAAACTTTTAACACTATCAGCCAGACCTGTAGCAACTGTATCCATGGCCTTGTTAATCATTCCTCCCGGTTCGGCTGCAAATCTGCCTTGTACCAGTTTAAGCACATTGTCTAATGCTTTGGCATCCATTTTTTGTTGTTCTTTGTATGCAGCTAGTGCACCTCGACCGTCGTTCATTGATAGCAAGTACAAATTCATTGCTTGCGACAAACTGCCCATTTGTGGTTTTAGATTGTCACGTACAGCTCGATCTAAGTCCATTATGCTAGTTCTAAGTGGATCCACACTGGTAGTAAGTTGTTTCAACTGCTGTACTGTTGTTTCAATTTGTCCGTTTTCAGCTTCTCTAGCAGCTATACCTTTTCGTCCTAGTTCAGCCTGCTTTTCCATCATACCTGTTACATCTGCCAGTTTGCCGGTGGCCAACGTAACAGCACCGTATGTTTCTCCAGCATCTAAGGCTTCTTTCTTAAGTGCCTCACCGTATTCTGCTACACGTTTCTGATAATTTTCGTTTACTTGTTCGCTAGTCAATGCAGAGTTTTGCATATCTGCATAAGTTTCTTCCAACAGTCGCTTACGTGTGGGACTTGCTGCCAACAATTGATTTAGATTTTGATCAACAATAGTGCCATCAAAGGCTGTCATTTGTTGAAGACCTTTTTGTATCTCTGGTCCCATACTGGCCACGGCACTAGTAAATCTTTCAAATGCACCTGGCCCTTGTTTTGCCAATTTGGCTTGTACTGCTAATTGTTCGCTGGCCTGCTTGGCTCTTGCCTGTGCTTGTTTGGCTTCTTCTCCGGTAAACATTGACACAGCTCTAAGATTTTTCAAGTATTCGGCATGTCCTACAGCAACTTCTTTGTCGCTCATTTTTTGCAACTGGCCGGATTTGTTTAGCATATCCATATATTGGATCAGGCCATCAGCTTGTTCTTCGGCTGAATATCCTGCTAGTGCTAATTCTTTTCTTAAATCTCTACCGCCTTTGGCTAATTCTGTCAAGGCCAAATTCACTGTTCTAAACTTCTTTACACCGCCAGTGACTGTGTTACCAAACTCCATCAAATCTTGTTTGTTTCTAACAACTACCTTAGAAAATTCCTCTTGATAAAGTTGTGCATCTCCGGCAGCATCGCGCATGCCTATAAAACCGCCAGTTATGGCTGCACCATTTTTTT